TATATCGGAACTGTTTTTCGGTGACAGGCAAAGACCGGGTTTCTTATGGATCAGGCGACGATCTGAAAAACAGTTCCGATATACAGGGGGCCATCGAAAATAGGTCGTATCAAGCCACTGTCTAGTTGGAGAATACCGTTTTTGTCGCAGTACCGGAATATTATTCGCATGAGAAAAACAGAATGAAAAAAAGCAAAAAATCCAAAAAAAAACAGCTACCGGACGACAAGATGATCCGGTATGTAATCAGCCGGGGCCTGGTTGGAGCATATGGTGGAACACCGGAGATGTACATGGCCTTCGGCACCGACAGGATGATATCGGTTATTGACGAACTTTTCAAGGATTACAAGATCAGCCGGGATATAATCGCTAGTATTGAAAATTACAGGATGCGCATTAAAAAGGAGAAAGTATGAGCAACGAAATCGTTGAGTACAAAAGCAAGCAGGCCATTATCCCGTTTGCAGAAGCATGGAAAGAAGCCCAAATTTATGCTGCCAGCGGAATGATTAACAAGGATTTCAGAACCCCGGAAGCGTGTTACGTTGCGCTCCGGATGTCGGAACAAATGGGCGTTGATCTCTTCATGCTGATGCAAAGCCTTTACCGGGTCCACGAAAAAGTCGGTATCGAAGCCAAGTTCGCAATCGCCATGATAAACGATTCAGGCATTTTTGGACCTCTGACTTACAATATTTCAGGAGATGCTGACGACTACGGTTGTTTCGTATCAGCAAAGCGGCGCTCGGATGGAATCGTAGTCTCTGGGTCCCGCGTGACAATCGGGATCGCAAAGGCAGAGGGTTGGTATTCGAAAGCAGGGTCGAAATGGAAGACAATGCCAGAGCAAATGCTTCGATACCGATCCGCCACGTTTTTTGCACGTACCGAATGCCCGCAGGTTCTCCTTGGAATGCATACGCGTGATGAGATTGAGGACTCCGGGCCAGAGCCGGTTTCGTCTTTGCCTGAAACCTATGAAACAGTTTCCGAAATTCCAAACATCCCAATGGACGCCAAGCCGGAACCGGCCACGGGAAAAGTATCGTTCCCTGCCCTAAATATATGTTGTAACGGAGCCTGCGAATACAACGATAAAAACGAAATGTCCGGGTGCAAGGATTTTGACAACGCGAAACGGCAAAAGAACACAGACCATGACGATCCGTTCATCCTTTTTTGCGAACGGTGGGAACTTGCCAAGCCCCACACGATACTTGCGTCGATCACGAAAAGCCTTATTGACGACGCAAAGGCCGCGCTCGGATGGAAGCACGGGGTTGAAAGCACGGAAGAGCGATGGGAACTTATTTACAACATTTTTGGTCTTGATGGGGTGGCGTCATGAAATACATCGTGACCACAAAATTTCCGCTTTGGATCGCCAAGACCAAGCCGAAGCCAAAAGACATCGCGCTCGTCATTCTTGGCCATATGAGAGAAGAATATCCGGGTTACGAATCAAAAATGGTTGAATGCGAAAGCCAAGAGGTGGTGTCATGAATTATATGAAAATTATTTTCACGATAACTTCAATCCTGATGATGGTTCCGTCCACCAGCGAAACTATTTCCATGTTTATCCGAAATAGTTTCGACGAAGAATCATTACGCACAAAGCCAGCGGTTGCATGGTTGGTTGGCCTACTTCTTCTTGTCTATATGTGGGCATAGCGATGACTAACTATTTCCGAAAACCCGGCCTATCATCAGGAAAGCTATCAACGGCCCACAACGGAGGCGTATGGTGCCCGGACATGGTCCTCAAAATGGAAGAGATGGACGAAGCCAAGCTGTTTTGGACACCGGCCATGAGCTTCGGCCATGCTTTCGAGTCCATTATCCAGGACATGGCCACCGGCTCGGATACTTTCGGCGAACAGTTTTTCCGGTCTGATGTCCAGACCGCCCCGGTCATGGATGCGAAGTCTACCGCCGCCAAGATTGTCTGGACGCAAAAATATTTTCATGAAAGCGCCCACAAAGAAGGCATGTTAACCGACCTGATGAAGATCAACAAAGACGGGAGCTACCGCAAGGGGTCGGAGGCGACGAACGAGCTTGCTGATGAATGTATTTGCCGGTCAGGCGGTGCGCTCCCGATCACAAAAGAAGATTACAAAGCCCTGTCAGAACTCGCAGAGAAAACGATTGCCATGCCGATTCCGAAATTCTGGGGGGCATGGCCGAGCATGAGGTTCGTTGGGGATTTCCTCGGTCACTCGAAGTGTATTTTTCAGGAGGAATTCTACTGGTCCCGGGACGGGATCTTGAAAAAGGGGAAGACCGACTGCGGCATTTTTCATAAGGATGACAACGGAAGCATGGCCGCAATCATCGACCTGAAATGGACCGCAACAGGGCCGAATTTTGAGGGCCGACTCAAAAGAAAATACTGGATCCAGGCGCAACATTATCAGGAAGGTGTGTTCGAAAAGTACGGTGTCCAGCCGTTGCCTATGCTGTTCGTGGTCGGAATCGGAAGTGATAAAAACACGCCGTCGATGCCCACTGCGATGATGGTCGAGGATATGGTACATTCCGAGCGTGATTGGTGCGCTTGCTCCGGATGCAGGCTCAGGAAATACGAGGAGATATGCCGTAAATATGATGCATGGGAGAAATCCGGACGTGGCCCTGTCGGGTTTCTTCCTGCGCGAGAGGTTAGGGCGAGGATATGATGACGTTTATCTACGCATATCTTATTGTCTGTTGTATCGAATCGGGGCTTTCTGAATATATCGATATTGAGGGTGGAAACCGAATTCAAAAATGAAAGGGACGAAAAATGAAGTGCGGAATGATACTACACGCTGGCGGATCAAATTCGCCGGCAGCAAAAAAGAACAGACTCCGGAAGGCATTCGCGGGCAGGATATTGTGGAATTCGGAACGGTTCGGGCAGGCGGTACGGATGGCGGATGGATCGCTTGACGCGGCCCCGGTCAACCTGATGAGAAGGTCAAAGCTGATGGATAAAATCCGTAAACGTCGGGACCGGCGAGCCATGATTTCCATGGCTCGTAAGGAGCGACGTGAACGATGACGGCGGATCTGAGAAGAAAAGTGCTTCGAGACAGGAGGCGAAGGTGTGATATGATGAACAAGGTAGAGACTGGAGATGTAAGGCCATTGAAAAAATGGCGATATCACCCAGAACAATGCGACATTTGCGGAGACGGTTCCGAAATCCTGACAGAAGCGACAGATCCGGGATATGGATACGACGGCGACTTAATGCGATGTAGGGGTTGCGGGGCCGTTGGGCAATGGACAGTGCATGGCGAGGGCGACGCGTACGCTGATTGGGATGTTATCGAAGGGTGGGAACGATGAAAGAAAAAGATATCCAAAGGCTTTTCGGTAAGCAAAACAAAATAGATGGCGTTTTCGAATTGAAATTATGCAAGGGAAAATCGATCCGGTGGGATGCAGTAAAGCCGCATCAGATAGAAGCCCTGAAAATGGCTAGGTCTGAATCAGGGTTTTATTACAAGATCCCAGACGCAAAATCTGTTTTCAGACCTACGCCGGACGGCAAAGAGCAGATGAGTTTCACATCTCGAAAACCGTTCGACTGCTTTTTGGTCAGGAATATTCCGGCGTGGGTGGTTGTGTGTTGGTATGTCCTAAGAAAGAGAAAAACGCTGTATTATATCAGCATCAAATCTTTTTTGTTTCTCAGATCAAGAGCAACAAGGAAATCATTTACGGAGGATGACGCTGCGGCAATGTCTTCTCACATTTTGGAATTGAAATAAAAATAACAACCGGTGCGGTCAGTTACCATGGCCTTACTTTCACGATTCCCATGGGATCGCGGGTTCGAATCCCGCCCGCCCCACACAAGGTGACGATATTCAATTTAAAATATTTTTCGTAATAATCTTGATGACATCAAGCGTGTCAGCGCTCGAAAGCCTCTATGATCAATCCGAAATTGACGAATATCCATCACTTTCGGCATGGGCAAAATCAACAGAGGGTAAAAACAAGTCATTCGGATGCGCCCCGGCTGCATGGACGTACGTGTCTGATATCGTTGAGCCAAACGCCACGAATCTAATTTCGTGCCTTGGAACCGGCCCGGTAGATGTCGAAGTCAAATCGATATTGCAAGACAGGCAGAACCCGTGCTTTAAAATTGCGATGATGTATGGCCTTTATCAGATAATGGTGACCGACCCAAAGACATTCGAGACACCGACATGGAATCTTTCGCAACCTCTGGTTCAAGGTGTTTATTCCGGAGATCAGGCCATGGCCGGCGAAGACATCATTTCGAGAATCGAAACGTCAACTGGCCCGTCAATTGTCCACGTCAACGGCTATGATTACGATCATATATGGCTTGTTACCGGAATGGAAGAAGGCAAATTTATGGTTTTTCCGAACAAGATATTTGATTTCAGGAATGGTGATTTTGGGAAAAACTTTTATGGGTTCGATCCTCAGATGAATTTTGTGAACCTGCGGGCCTTCGATGGGTCTCCGGTGCCGACTCCTGACGATCTTTACGGTGCCAACACCGGGTTTTGTTTTTTATCGTCTGTTATGCCTGCTCTTCAATAAAAATTCCACCGGATGTGACCGCAGTGTTTTCAGAATTCCACGCGATCGACATGCCATTAGCGTTCGTTCCGTACATCTGGTTGACAAGATTTTTTGTGGCCGCGGCTTCCTCGCCCACCGCAAAATCTGGGGGCAGCCCAGTTTTAGGATAGGGGTCAACAAAAATTGGTTCGCGCTTTCCGATTACGTGTATGAGGCGCATCCAGTCTGTAATATCTTCTAGATTTTTTATCGTTGCAGGCGGCGAAAGATTCATACCCCTGTGTTTGGGCCTGTTGTCCGAAGTCTTGTCCCCTCCGTATGTTTTATCGGTTCGCGTATCGTCTACGCCAGAGACATGCGCCATCCCGTTGTAGAAATTATCTTTCGGCTGAAACTGTTCGCCGATTATCACACGTCCAATTTCATAATAGGATTTTGTGGAATCGATCATGGTAATCCGCCAATGGCCCATGACAAAATTCGGTATCGAATCCGGAAGATAAACGACAAAATTTTTATACGGCCGTATGGTGTCTATAATCTCTTCGAAATACGAAGAAAATATTGTGTAGTTTATCGCATTGCAAACCTGATCGAATTTTATGTTTCCGGCAATGTCCCACAACTGTATCCTGAAAGTCCCCGTGACAGGAGCAAGGGTATCAAGGTTGTGGTTGATTATGGCCACCCCTCTTTTCGCCGGTTTGTTCATCTGGACCCCGGAGGTTACATTGACGCCGTCAACCCATTGAGACCCTCCGGCTGTAGACCTCCATGTCAGCTTTCTTGCAGTCTCCCTGAGCCTGTTGGCGCTGTACCCTGACACCGCAGTTGACGACGTGAGCGTCCACTCGTCAACGGCTTTGTTGCGTGTCCAGAAAATGCATTTTTCGGTGCTTATGCAAGTCATATCATCCCCACAAAGTCAAGACCGTTTCGAACCGGTCATAGTTTTCATTGATTCCGATAATCATCATCCTGGTATCGTTCAGCCCGTGCCTATACCATGGCGTTCCGTCTTTCAGTTCTGTCTTGAACGTGACACTGACAATGTCCCCGATATTGTAAATCAAATCCTGGCACTTGATCTTGATCGTCGTTATCGACCTGGAAATTTTCAACAGGTTGACCCACCTTACGGCCGCGTCCTGGCTGTCAACAATTGATGTAACGCGAACCAGGGTGCTTTTCTTGGCCGGATTGTCGTAAAGAACCGAAACGGTAGGGTCTGTGTATGTGTCCTGCCTCCATGTTGTGTACAATATAGATTTTTGAGTCTCAGACAGACTCGCCGAAAGATCCTGCCTTGAAAGCACTGCGAAATTTTCGTAGTAGCTGATGCTGGCCGTATCTATTACCTGCCCGGTCGGCTTTATCGAAAGCGAATTGTCAAGGATAGCAACAGGCGAAATATTGGACATTTCAGAATTAATAATATGGTCCGGCGTCTTCAATGCCGGGTCAGTGATTTCCTCCATGCGGAAAACGCCATCGCGCTGGAAGCTGTAGTATGCAGGAACACCAACGGAAAGCTGCCGGATAACGTCCATGACCGACATTTCCGACTGGACAAGATAATTCACCTCCCACGGGAGCGCGATGTTTGCCGCCGCGACCGCAGCCGCGTCTATGGCCCCGGCTGAAAAAGTGGTGATTAGATTCGTGATGTCAGTGGCCCATGGTGAGAATCCCCACGCCCCGAGGACTACACATGTGATTGCCCCATTGGGTATGTAGCCGAGGGCAAGCGTGAATGTCCCGTCTCCATTGTTTGTATACTGTGCCCCGGTGAGCGTTACGCCCGCGTCCTTGACTTGGAGAATTGAATACGGGACAGTGTTGTCGTGAAACGCGAAACGCATATTATTGGGCGCGACCGCCCGACTGTCAACGCATATCGGCTCCATGTGCGAAATGAATCCGATGCAAAACGGTATTGTCTTCCCGAGATTTCCGGTGGGTGCGAACGGGAAAGCCGCTGCGGTGATCGTTGTCTTCGCTATCGTGTCCCGGTATGCCCGGTTTTCGTTTCCAAAACATGGAACCGTCAGCGTCATATCATCCTTGGCCGGGCTGCCCATTGTCCCTGAAAAAGTTTTCCTGTATTCGAGCCACGGAACATCGTCGCCGCCGAACCACACGAACGCGGGTTGATTTTCAAGGATGTAATCTTTTCCAAGATCATCAAAATATATGCCTGACCCATCGGGGCTGATGTCATATCCGTCTTCCCTCGTCAGGATGATATCAGACCACGACGGTGCCGGAGGATTGCCTCCGATCTCGTTGGTATTGTATCTGAGCGCCGGCACCGATGAGACGCCCTTGTGGATTATGCCGGTGAAACCGATCGGCTCTTCCCGCTCGATATTCGAAAACACGAAGTCGACGACATTGGCCGGGACCGCTCGTTCACGCGCCTGTAATAGTACGATTACCCGCTTTTCGGAATCCGGCTTGTCCTTGAATTCGGCCCATGTTTTTGCTCTTGCCATTACGACACCCTGTCCAATAATAGATCCCGCTCCAGGGCAAGTTGTCTCAGTTCGTCATTCATAAAAAATCCTTGACATGGTTAATCGGTTATGCCATATTGTCGGTGGCTGGACGAACTGAAAAAGTTCCATCCAGGCCAACCAAATGGTCCCTTCTGGGATGAAAATGGCTGTTATTCGAAAGAGTGACAGCTTTTTCATTTCAGCAGCAGATAATTGTCACCGTCAACAGCCCCGAATCCGCCGATTTCAGATTGCCACCATGCGTCGAGAAATGGCCTGATATCGCCTGGACAATCCGAAATCAACAGGCGATTGCCGGTCCTTTTGATACCAATTTCGGCCCCAAAATCAAGCGCCCGGAGTAATAATTGGTTGACTCGCTTGGATTTGTTTCCGCCCATGTCTTTGTTTTTTTCGAGGACGCGGGGCGGTAGTTTCAATATTAATTTTTCGGAAATTTCTCGCCTGCTCATGACCACATATTCCCCCTTTGAATAAAGCCGCTCGATCTAAGATACGCTTCCGCCGCTGTTTTTTCGGCCGGTGACGAAAGTTCAGCCGACCCGTTTTTTGCCCTGTTTTCCAATTCCGGAAGAAAAAAATCCGTCAGCCTGCCGGCGTCGATTCCTGGCCTGGAAAGGATCTGCCTCAAAAGCTGATTCCGCTCCCGTGCCAGCGCGTTTGCCTCTCGTTTCAATTCGTTGCCCTCGCCGAGCCTTGATACTGTGTCGTTGAGGAGTAATTCGGACATGACCGCGCCCCGCGCTCCGGATATTTCCCCGGGGAGCGATCCCATAAAAGAGCCTATGCCGATGGGGCTGTCATCCCGCGCCATGGATCCTCCGAATGGGGAACCGGACATAATCGCCTTGCCAACATCTTCCGCCCATTCCATGCCTTTGACGGGAATAATGCCCTCGCCGACTGTCACATTGAGGGCACCATCTTCTTTTACTACCGTTCCGCCTGTCGCCGCTCCGCCGCTTACCCTTCGCTCGGCCAATTCCTGTTGCCTGACTTCTTCTCGCCACGCCTCGTGTTCCGCAGCCTGATCCGCGCCAGTCGGGTCGATAACAGAGTTCTTGTCAAGCATGTTCAGAGAAGTCCAATCGATAAGGCCATCCATTTCTCTGCCGCCTACCGACGCGGCGGCAAGGGCCAAGGCGTCCATCGTATCGTTCCAATATGTCCCGGCGATCTTGGCGGACGTTGACGCGCCAATACCGCCCTCGCCGGTTCTCCATCCCATATTTTCTTGTACTGCTACCGGGTCAAGATTCGCTGAGAAAACGTCTTGAAATTTTTGAAACTGATCCGGGCTCAACGCTCCGGTTGCGCCGGCTATGACGCCGGTTGCAGTATCCATTGTAAGATTCATGGCCTGGAAATATGCGTTCCTGGCGTTGTCCTCGGCACTGCCTGCGTCACCTTCAACGGCTGGCATTCGGCCAGCGAATCCGTCAGGCGTCCACGTTCTCGCCGAGTTCGCGATATCGTTATAATCGTTTAGCTCGAAAGTCGCGGTCCCGCCCTTGGCAACGTCAGCAACTGTACCGATAAGGCCCCCGACGAATGCGCCACCTACTCCTCCGACTACGTTTCCGATTCCGGGGACGACAGAGCCTATTGATGCGCCAATGGTTGCGCCTGTAGTAGCGCCTATTGTGCCCATGGAGCTTTGCATGTGTTCGTCGCCGGCCATTGCAAACAGTGACCATGCTGCCGCGCCCCATCCAGCGCCCTCAAGAACTCCGCCGAATGATAATGCAGTGCCTGCGCCTGCCGTGCCTGCAACCGTACCTGCCGCTGCTCCAGTAGCTGCTCCAGCGCCTCCAGCAGCCGCCCCCGCCGCTGTACCAGCTCCAGCCGTCAATGCTTGGTATGCCGCGACGCCCTGCTGGATAGCCTGTAGCGCCTGCATTGCGCCCTGAACGTAGTTCTCGTTTTCAAAAGACTGCCAAGCCCCGATCCCAGACCCTACCGCCCCAAATCCTTGGCCTAGTCCACCGGCAATCGATGAAGCCTTTTGCTCGGCATATGTTTCAAGCCCGGACGCCATCGCGTTTGCAACTTGTTTCGCCGCTTCCGTGTTGTCGCCGTCCTGAAATGCCGTGTATGCTTTATACAGCGCGGCACCGGCCCCGGAATAGTCAGAGGCTTGTCCTATAGTTGATGGTCCTTCGGATGGGTCGACGCCAAAATACTCCTTGATCTGGTTTCCCCATTCATCGTACCCGGTCGCATCTTTCAGGCTTTGGGTCAAGTCCGCAGGCAGGATTGATTCTCCGGCATGGGCAAGGATCGGGACAACCCCGCCGACAGCCGAACCCGGCCCGGTTTGCCCGACATCAAAAGCCCCGTCTTTTGCTGACGGGGCTCCGCCGAAAAGAGCATCGAACCCTCTGATCGCAAGCCCTGTAATCTTTTCAGCCGCCAACGCCCCCGCCATCTCTCCGATTTTGGTAGTTACAGTTGTAAGCATTCCTTGCCATACGCCCCCCCAGTTAACCGACATTTGCCCGGATTTCGTCTCGATGTCTTTTTTGAGATCGTCCATTTCTGTGACGATTGCTGACATATTCCCGGCGAGGGTCTCGCGTTCCAGTTCAAGGGCACGGGTGGCACCGGTTCCGGCCTCTTCTATCAGTCCAATGGCAAGGCCGGTGTTTTCTTCGAGCGTCAGCGTCGTATTGTTGGCGTTTTCCAATTCTGTTTTGTAAGCATCAATGCCGTTGGCGGCGTCGCCGAGCGCTGAAGTAGCGGCCAGCCCCTGAGCCTCAAGAGCTGTCAACGCTCCGGCCCCGGAATCTCCGATCAGTTGTATGGCAAGGTCTGTGTTCTCGCCCAAAGTAGTTATGACGTTACCTGAACCGTCCTTGATCTCCCGTTGAAGATCCGCCGCCATCCTTTGGGATTCTCCATACAGTTCTTCGGCAAGATCAAAATTGCCCTGAAGCATAGCGGCCTCGGCTTCGGCGACGGTCTCGGCATATTCGAGCTTGTCGTCTTGGAAAACTTCCCACTCGGTCATGGTCTTACGGTTGGCGTCCCGTATCATTTCCTGGGTGTCAATCGTGACGCCTGCGATATCATTGTTGATATCCCGGATTTCGTCACCGATGTCCCTCCAGGATTTTTCGATCTTATCAAGTTCTTTTTCGATCTCGGAAGTATTGGCGACAACAGCCCGGCCCAATCCGGAAGCAAGTTTTTGGGCCTCCTGAAATAGTTTGGCGGAAAGCTTGAAATCTTTTTCAAGAATCGCTTTTTCCGCCGTCGAAATCTTTTTGGCGACGGCAAGTTTATCGTTCTGAAAAAGTTCGAAGCTGTTCATTTTTTTCCGGTTGGCGTCCCGGACAAGATCGAGCGTGTCTGATTCGGCTTTTGATATGCTGGCGTTGGTGGCGATTGCGGATTTTTCAAGTTCGGCATAAATATCTTGAAGGTCTTTTAATTCGGCTTCTAATTCTGAAGTGTCGCCGGGTTCGAACATCGACTTGAAAACATCACCGATCCCGCTTGCCAGTGCGCCTTGGATTGTTCCAAATATCTCTTGGCCGGCGTCGGCCCACGTCATCATGTCTCGTTTTGACTTCGCCGCGCCCAGCCTGACCCCATCGAAAAAATTGTCTGACGATTCCAGTTTTTTGATATCCAGGGCAAGGATCGCGTCGGTTTCTTGCTTTTTTACATCGACCGCGCCAACGCCAGCATCGGCCAACTTCTTGGAGTATGCTTGTATCCGTTCGATTTCCGAGTTGTAATATTCCTGACTGAAAGCCCCGGATGTTTTGTAAAATTCAAGCCGGATGTCTTTGTTTGCAATTTGTTGCTCGGTAAGAAAAATCCCGTATGCAAGATCGTTCTCTTTCAGCCCTTCGACATTCAATTTTTTGGATGCCAGAACGAGGGCCATAGCGTCGTCAAAGGAACCTGTTTCCGATGCAAGGAAGGCGTCTTTGATGTCCAGGTATTGTTTGTCGAGCGCGGCCTGGGATTCAACCGAAAGTTCCTTGACGCCCAAATTTTCTTTGATGAAATCTTCGTATACGTTTTTGGAGGCTTCAAGCGATTTTTCGAAATCCTTGGCGCTTTGCTCGTCAATTTTTATGATTTCACGGGTTCTTTCGGCCCGATCTTTTACCGCCTCATCGTTATGCTTCGTCCATCGCTTGGCCTCTTCATCAAGCCCTCCGAAGAAATCTTTAAGGGAATCGTCAACTCCTTTTTTCTGGGCTTTGACGCCGGCAGCAACTTGCTTTACGGTTTTTCCGAGACGCTCCGCGTTCAGCTTTTCGAGCTTCTTGTTTTTGCCTTTCTCGATTTTGATCAATGCGTCGGCTTCGAGCGCGGCCTTGGCGGCCACGGTCTTCATGTTCTCAATTTCTTTTTGCGTGAACATTGCCGAGCCCGCAGCCTTTTTCCGCATAGTTTCAAGCTGTCGGTTCCCGGCTTCTTGCGCGGCGTCGGCCCCGGTTTTGTATCCTTGGTGTTCAAGGGCGATCATGTCTATTGTTTTCTGAAGGGTGGCAAGCGCTGCCTTGCGTTCTGCGTCAACGATCTGGACAGAATCGGCAAGCCCGCCCATATCACGGATGGCCATGCGGATTGACCGGGATGCGTCAACCATGTTCTGTTTCATGTCGTACTGGCCGAGCGCGGCGAACCCTTCGCCTGTCATCTGGATAAAGTCAGCGAAATCTCTGGCCATGTCGATGACGGTGAGCGCGAAGATATCCTTGATTGCGGCCCAAGTTCTTTTCCCCTTGAATTCCATCTCGATAAACCCGCGCATCACCATGTCGGTCCACGCGAGGCTGACTAGCCTGACATCTTCGAATTGTTCGAAAAGGAAATCACCGATTTTCCAGCCGGCAAAAGCGGCAAACAACGAGCCTGCGGCAATCGTGACGACTCCGAGCGCGCCGGTTGCAGCCGTAGCGGCAATGGATGTGCCAAAAAGCGATGTGTTCAGTGCGCCGGTAGTCGCCGCCCCGCCAAGCATTGCCGCGCTCATGACTTCAGTTGCGAATGTGACCGTCGGGATGATGATTGCCGACGCCTTCAACCCGAGTATGAGGGCGCCACCAAGCCCGATTATTTCGAGAAGGGGCACGAACGCATCCACAAGGCCGACGATCATGTCCTTGTTTTTTTTGACGAAGTTTTCTACTTCATGCCCACCTTCCTTCATGGCCGGCAGCCAGTTGTTATATATCGAGAGAGCAACATCATTGATTTGTGAAAAAAGTATCTTAAACTGATTTTCCAGGGAGCCCCGCATTTTTTCGGCTTGCGCGGCTGATTCCCCCATGCCATCGGATGCGTGCCTCATCTCGTTCACAAGGTACGCATAAGACCCTTTTTGGGTACCGGAGATCTTGTTCAGTAGCGCGGCCACGGTTGGGAGCGCGATCTTGCCATATACCGAAACGATTTTATCGGCTTTCCAGTGGGCTTCATGTACCGCCCGCAATGTCGGGATCATGCCCTCGTTTGCAATACCGAGTTCGCGCGCGGCCTTGGATGTGTTGGTGTAGACGTTTTTGAGTTGGGTACCGGCTTCCCCGCCCTTGATCGCCTGGGATGCTGACACCGCAAGCGCGGCTGTTACTTGGTCGATGTCATCGCCGTAAAGCCTGGCGACGCCGGCGACTTTGGACATGGCCTCGCCGAGTTGCAGTGTGTCCATGGCGGATCGGTTCGTGGACGCAACGTAAACGTCGGCGACGTGCTGCATGTTTTGGAAACTGATACCCATGGCCGTCGCCGAGTCGGTGATAACATCGGTGGCCTTGCCGAGCGCCATGGTGTTCTGGATGGCAGTCTTGAAATCAAGCATGACTGAGAGATTTTTTATCGATTCGGTGGCGTCAAGCCCTGCCTTAGCCATGAACAGAAGGGACGCTCCGGACTGCGTGGCCGTGTGCTCTGTCGTCGCTCCGGCTTCACGTGCCGCCGCTTTAAGGGCGATCAAATCCTTTTCGGTTCCCCTCATCGCGGCGCCGGTGTTGATCATCATCTGTTCAAAAGGCATGCCGATCTTGACGACCGAAAGACCTATCGCCGCGATGCCAGCAACGATTGCACCCGACGCTTTCTTGAAATCTTTCTCGGCGTCGTTCATGTCTTTGCGCATCTGTTGCAGGCCGGTGGCCTTGTATTCTACCCTGGCTGATCCGAGCACTGGCATTAGAACACATTAAATCCTGTTATTTCGTTTTTTCTGAGGGCGCGCCTCATCACCTTTTTTTCAAGTTCAACGAAAATTGCGTATCGAACCGGGATGATGACACGACCAGAGATAGATGCCGGGTTTATTTTCGCCGGGTCTCGCCTCAAAATAGACAGAGAGTGACCGGTGTCTACCGGCCAATTCCTGGCAGTTTCTTCGCGGACTTTTTCGAGTTGGGTATTGACCATGGCCTCCATATTGGCTATGGCCTGGGCTTCGACTTCTTTTCCGAACCATTCTATGTCAGCCATTGACTTTCACCATTGCATATGCTACGGAATCCAAAAAGGAGGATTTATGATTCACATTTTCGATATATCCGACCACGAAGAGATACGGAAAATCAAAGCCGGTTATTTCGACAAGATTATCGACGAAGATAATTGCGTTGTCATTTGCTCTCCGGAATTCAAGTTCTTGCTTGATTTTGCGATAAATGGACGCATGGGGCGCGATGCAGGAACGCGGCTCCGTCACGTTTGGAGTATGTAGCCTATGCATTCTTGCCGCACCTTCCGGTCATAGTCGCAAGCGCGGTAACTGCCAAACCGACAACGCCGGTGACCTTCTCGCTTTCCGGGGGCCATACCAAAACCGCGATGGCTATGGCCACGATCCCAAATATTTTTCCCGTATCTGGTTTAATCAGTATTTTGAGAATTTGTTCCATCGGCCGGCCTCTGGTAACCATCATTTCCCCTTCCGGAACTCGTCAGCCAATATCGAGACCCGCTGCCAACAATCCCAGATATCACGGACCCCAGACATCTTCATCGCCGCCCGAACATCAGCGGCCCCAGCTTGCGGGCCAGTTTTTGAAAACACCGTCCACGCCTCGGAATTGGCGGCCATGAGTTCGATTTTGCAGCCCTTGAGCATCCCCGACTCTCCGGTCCACTCATTGCAGAAAAAGTTCATGAGCGAGGTGTATGCCTCGTCCTCGTTTTGCTGCCGTTCCTTGTATTCGCGCGGCTTCGGCGCGCCCCCGTATTTGTCCGAGATGAATTCCCCGTAAACTGACACGGGGACCCCGGCCGACTTGAACGACGCTCTCTGTTTCTCGAATCTGCCGAACGAGAACGCTATCCTTTCGGCCCATGCCCTTTTGCATGCTTCGCAGCCCTGGGGGTGGACTCGGTCGCGTCGCCCGCTTGCCCATTGGGCGACGCAAACCAGTTTTTTTCTTCTGCCGACGCCTCATCGTTTGCGATTTTGTCGAGCATAGGGCCGATGTGCTTGGTCACAAAATAATCAAGGGCGAAATGTCCATCGGTTTTAAGATGCACAAAGCGTTTCTGATTTTTCGGGTTTGAGTTGAGCTGCTCGCCGGCTTCATCAAGGAAGCCAACCCATGACCCCTTTTCCCCGCCACACCTTGCTGAAAAAAGGTTCTCTTTCATTTTTTTATCCGAAACCAGAACCGTGACTTCGCCGGTGGACCCGACAGACGCCCGCATTGAATCCTCGCGAACTGTGGAAAAATCCTCCTCGGACATGCTGAATATTTTGATTTTTCCACCACCTAGTTCGAACGTTTTTGGCTCTTCGAAAATCGGCGACCCGTCATCTTTGAGCGGATTCCATTCCCATACATCCGGGATGTCGATCATCTTTGAAATTTTCTTTGTGAGCTGCTGCATTTTTTCCGACCTTTCTGTTTTTCCGACCTGTTTGTTTTCATCGCCACCGGGCAGGCCGGCCACCCGGCGGCGATTTTGGCAACTGTCAAGAACTCCTTGTCGGTTGGCCAATTTAGAATTGGAATCCGGCGCGCAGCCACGTCGTGGGCGACGCCGTGTCAATTTCCATGTATCCGGTTTCAACGATGGTGATTTGGAGCGCGGTTACGGTATCGACGGTGACGATTCTCCCGAAGTTCAGGCCAGGAGTCAGGTCGGTGTCATCAAGATAAATCTTCATCCCAGGTTCGACCCCGTCGTCGGTGAAACTCCCTGCGGCCCGGTCAATGGTCGTCGCCGTGAAGGCAAAATCGGTTGCGAGGTCTTCGAGGTTGACGCTGGCCTTGATGTATCGCGCTGATTGAACCATGTTTCCCGTGACGGTAAAGAACACCGCTGCGTTTGTTGCCGCGCTCGGGATCTGGAAAGCAGCGACATCAAGCCCGCCGTTCGGAGCCCCGCCCCATTCTGCCGGGGCCGTGTTCGGTATCAGGATGATGTCTTGGGATCGGTCTGACAGGTTCAGCCGGGCGTAGATCCAGATGTCTTTATTGGGGAGTGCCTGGCACTGCCCCCTTCGGTAGAGTTCGCGCTGAACGGCGGATTCATGATACCAGTTCGCGGAAAACCCGACGTCTTCAAAGCTGGGTTGGCCGGCGACGTTCGTTCCGATTGATCCAGACTCTGCCGCCGCTGACGTGGCCCGCATGAACCCTACCGGGAGCTTAATTTCCGTTAGCCCTGGCATGAGCTCGCGCAATGCCCCCGACTGATCGGACCAAATTTGCATAGCCCCTTGCGCTGACTGGAGCACTTCCGCAACTTTTATTGCGCATGTCGTGTATTCTACCGCCATCGTGTTGCCTCCTTATGTATATGTTTTTTCGACTCGGAAATGGAATTCGCTCATTGCGACATATTTTCCGAATCTGTCTCGTTTTTCTTTTTCGTTTTCCGTCGCCCGGAACCCTGAATTCCGCTCCAGGTATACCAGGATATTGAACCCGATGTCAGCGCTCCCGTCTGTTCGCGTGCTCAGTGACAATTCGACAGCGTCCCGAATTTCGTCAAGGGCGATATCGTCGCTTCCGTACATTGTGATTTGGAAGCTGTTCTCTTCGGACTGAGAGATCGAAGCCGTCGTGTCGGTGACGGTGACCCACCCCCACGCCGCATACGGGGCCACGACTTCTCCGGGGATGTTGTTTTCACGGTAAAACCTGCGGCCGATCATATCGGTGAACCATTCCGTCGTGTTGATGTAATCGAGAAGAAGGTTCGTTATTTGGGTTGTGATTCCTGGCATTTATTCTGGCTCTATCTCGACACAGGAATCCCATTTGCCTGCTGGAAAAGTTGCCTTCACCCTGTGGATGGTCAACTGATCCCCCTCTTCCGCCACTAGGAGCTGTAGCACGCCACCTGATTCTTGATAAAAATGGGTCGCCTTGATTTTGTGCTTTGTTCCGGAACCGGTTGTCGTTACTTCGAATGTCCTCATTTCCATATTTTATCCCACCTTATCCACTTTTATCGAACAGTTGATTACCCAATCATCACGCATGTCGTCAGGCAGAACAACCCCGTCGATGTTATACGTGATCGTTTTTTGGTTGAAAGTGACTTCGGCCTTGTCGCCTTGTTGAATGTGAACGTCCCAGCCTGGAGTCCTGAAATACAGGTCGATTCGGTCCCGGCCCTGAAATGTTCCGGCTGCGTATTTTTCTTCTGATTCTAGAATCACCCTGGCGAAATTGATCGACTGAACGATATCTTTCGGCGTCCCGAGAACTCTTGGATCGCCGCCCCTCGCCTGCGTCCATTGCTCACGGTATATCTTGCCTTTATTCCTGAATGCGTGTGGTGGTAGGTTTTTTTTCAATCAATCACCATCGTATACCTGCCTGTTTCTATCGGCGATCTGATTTCGGATATCGGCGGTTTGTCACACGTCCCGCAATATTCTTTTCGGCTTCCGGCAACATACCCAGGGGATCCTATAAACCTGATCGTTGCGATTATTTTTTGGCTTCCGCATTTTTCGCAAGTCATCTCTTATCCCACCTCGCTTTTTTTGCCCGGACATCAACATGAGTTCGCCCGACGTATCGACCGATTCCATATTTTGTCGGGTATTTCTTTTCGAGGTAATCAGCAACCACATCGGGGTCGATATCCGCCACCCAAACATCAGCCGCTTTCGCAAGCAAGTGCTGGCTGTCGTCTTCTCCGCCAACCTCGCGGTTATGTTTTTCGCACCGGTTTGGGCCCGAGATATGAACTGAAATGTCAAAGTGACCATGCAAATCTTCGAGGACGATATTGAGTTCAGCGTCCACCGTATCGAATCCGCAACCGCACTCGCAGGCGTGTTCCCATCTTGAAAAATGTTCGGATATATCGCCCATTATCTGGCGATCATTTCCAGAATCCTGACGAGGTAATCGTCGTACTTGTTTTCTGTTTTTTCGGCCTCGATTTTGAGAACCGGAAGGATCAGTCTTAATAAAATGGACAGGCTTTCTGATATCAACGCTGCCGGTATTCCTCGTTCCATTGTTGTTTTATCTTCCATTTACCACCTCAATTTCGTGAGCGAGACGCCCCGGTCCCAGTTGGCCATCATCAAGTTCATGTTCGGGCTCGATGCAAGGTAAATCCCCTGCTCATTAACGAAGTGAGTTGCCATCGACAGTATCGCCGATTCGGCAACCTCCGGGATCGTTTTTCCAAGGCATGTCCAGATTAATGTGTCCGGCCCTTCCGCCTGTGTCGCGCCGGTTTCCCCGGTCAAGAATGGTTCTGTTGGGCCTGATGTTCCCCCTGGCGTTGCCTCGTAAACAAGGTTATGAGCCATGGCCCATGTCGGCCTCATCTTGTACCCGGTGGCGTAGGCGAAGTTTTCAACCCAATCCGCGCCAACCGGGTGCCCACAATCGAAATCAATCGTGATCGGGTACTCTGCTTGCGTGTCGACATCCGGCCAGTCTTTTTCACGGTTCAAGACAATCCTGCTGTTCCCGTTGTCGTCCGCCTCCACGCTGAAATCTGTGAATGTTTGCGGGGCCCCGTCAGGGTCGATGTAGCTGATTTCGACGACGTCGGTGTTCCCATATGACACGCGCATTTCCCGGCCTTGGCATTGCCCATAATCCTGATTTCCGAACCGCCACGGGTTCCACCGCATCCGCTGGAATGACATCTTCATGCCTGACTGTTTTTCGAACATGTCCACGGACGAGGCTATGGCCTGGGCATATCTTGGGTCCTCTAACGTAACGTTGGGGTCCCTAATGATCCAATTATGGAACTGGGCCACGGATACCGGTGTGACGGTTGGGGATATCAGTGTTTTATAGAGGCTTCTCATTTTCCCTTTTTTTCAAAAAATAGTAATCGATCAGCCCCCGGCCCAACCCGCGGACCTGATAAAATCCTTTTTGCGTCAATTCATGCCCCACGGTTCCTTCGTCACCTTCAACACATGTGATCAATGACCGGAATGCGTCGCTTTTCTTCGGGCATTTCGGCTTCTGGCTTGGCTTCGGCGTTGTCGTCGCAGTCTCAGCAACAGGCGCGGCAATCACAGGGCCAACAACAGGCGCAGGCGCAGGCGCAGGCGCATTCGGAACCGGTGGCGAAAACCCGACGATACCGGCGATCAGGATTGATACGGTTGCGATTTTCAGTATCATAGCCCGGTCCGCAGTGTCCGCGAGAAAGGCGTGTTCGGGCCCCACGGATGCCATTCATAACTGATTTCAATTTTCGGCTTCGGGCCTGTTTTCGCTCCGCCGTCTGCCGACATGACTCCGGCAGGACAACCGAAACAAAAAAGCATGATTACCAAAATCGATGAACAGATCAATCTTTTCATTTTTTCTCCTCCATTTTTTTCAATCTTGTGTCAATATCAACTATCTGTTTGTGAGTCTTACCCCAAGCATCCTTGACCCAAAGATACGACACGATATATGATGTCAGCGTGACACCGCCGATAAGCACCAAAATCGCATCGTATACATTGAAATCATTTTGCATTTCCTGCCTTATTCTCGGACTGTAGCCTTATGACGTCAGTCCTCAGAATGTCGATTTGAGTCCATAGTTTCGTATGTGCAGATTGCCTGCTGTCATCGCGCTTGACAAATTCCTCTTTGAGTAATCCTATCTCTCGCTGGATTACATCGCAAATGTCTTTGTGTCGGGCACTGCAATCCTCTTTGTAAATAAAAGCAGGCTTTCCGTTTGGGAAAAGGCCGTCGCTCAGCTTGTCAACCTTGGCTTCGAGTTTATTATTTTGCACGATTGACTGCTCAATCTTAAACCCCTGACGTGTTATCATCCTCGAAACAAGAGCGACCTGAGCGATAAGCGCCATAACAAACCCGGCTGCTTTTAACATGAAAGCAGCGTCCATTATTCAGCCAACCTTGAAACCCCGGAAAGATCATCCCACCCATCAGCAACGGCCTGCAAAAGGATCTCGTCAGTGATCTGGCCCAACGTCCCTGCGTCGATCAGCGCGGCCACATTCGTGTCGTTGACGATCAAGGTATAAATCGAGTTCAAAGACACCTGCGCATTTATGATTTTCTGGGCGAATGCGTCCCGTAGGGCGTGATCTCGAACGTCCACGTCCTCGGCCTTGACAACCCTTGCCTGGATCATCAGCGCGCACTCTGCCCGCCGTTCGAAAATCGGACCTGTTACCGGGCCGTTGATTACGTTCATCCTTGCGTCGAAATCCGCTGATGCCGGAATCGAAACGAGCAGAATCAAAAAAAGAACCATCATTATTTTTTTCATATCGCCTCCTTTATAATTGGTCGGACATTGCCCGCCAACCGAGCGCGCCATCGCACCAGATGGTCACGGCCTCGCCCGGTTGCATTGTCTTTGATCCGAACAAAAATTGATTGCCGACAGCCGACAAGCCCGAGTTGCCAACCAAAATTATATTTCCAGCTGTCTGATCGTGTATCAGCGTAATGACGAGCCACGGAGCCGCCTGTATCCCAGAGACGTTGACATTCGCCCCGGTTGTTGACATTATCCAAATGCGGTTGTCAGTATATCCAGCCGGGGCCCAATTGTTGGTAGCCCCTGACAGGCTCGGCGGCCTCAATACTGATGTTGTCGACATCGTTCCGGCGATTTCTGTGTTGCGTTCCGTCTTGATATTGTCGGCGAAAACAAGCGTGTCGTCAGCCTGTGCCCACGTCATCAGCCCGTCGAACAGGTCCCCGTCAAATGTCAGCGTGTAGTCGACGCCTGCTTCGCCAGACCCTACGGTCGTATTTTCCGAAAGGGCTATGTCCCCTCCGGTTGCCGCGATCGTCAAGTCCCCGCTTGCGTCAGCCTCCATCGTGAAAAGGTTCGATGCGTCATAGCTGCCAGTTACCTGGGGGCCAGTTGTGTTCCTGACCTCGAAAATGCCTGATGGGTTACGCACGTTTATCCCTACATTTCCACCCATAAAAAAAGAAAAACCATTTGACCTAAGCACGATTCCGTCAGCGGTTATTTGGCTAGCCGGATCGATTGTTATAAGGCTGTCCACCCCGCCCGTTGTATATCGCGTGCCTCCGCTGGCAGATGATATGTTGAATCCGCCGTTTGAGGTGATGATTTGATGGTTTCCGGCGCTTGGAATAAATTCTAGATATTGCCCACCAGAGTGGTAAAATCTACTTGTGCCAACTATGTGAAGATTGGCCTCGTCCCATGAAACGCCAGTCGCAGGCACCCACGCTGATCCGTCCCACCACATCATTTGCCCGGCATCGGTTCCGTCGCCTATCAGGTCGGATGCGAACGCTATTTGCGACGGTAGAGGCTCCGTGTCCTCCGGGTTGTAATCCGAGGCAAGCATTCCGCCGCCACCGGAGATCGTGTAGACGAACTGATTCGCGGAAACCCGGTAAGGGATCAAGAGCGCCAAAATCAGGATAATCGGAAATAATCTTCTCATCTGAGTACCAACCTCAAAACACCTTTCCCGCCGGCACCGGCCCCGGTTATTGTTATTGTCAGAGTTTTAAAAGCGGCACCTTCCGTGCTCCTCAATACCCTGCCTCCATATGCGTTCCCGTCTGGCGTCTGGAATTGCGGAATCGTTGATTCGATGAGGGTCGCCGATCTGTCAATGAGCGCGGTCCCGAAATATGATAGCGCGTCTCCGTCCTGAACGGTGATGTCGTAATCCGCTGTTGGCGCTGTTCCGGTATCAGGAATTGTTACGGCTTCGCCGATGAATTTTCCGAGGAGCGCGGCCGTCAGGTCAAGGCCGTCTTCGCTCGGATCGACATTCACGGTTTCATCGATATCAAACGTGATGTCGCCGGCCCCGTCTGCCTCCCATGCGCATGTGACGACGATTGAGTTCGTTCGCCCGTATGTGAGCGCCGATATTTCTACCGACTGGGCACCGGCGAAACCGGCGAAAACAGGGAAGAGCAAGAACGCCAACACGATTACTTTTTTCATTTTTTGTCCTGTCTTTCAGTAAATCCATACCCTGCCATCCGAGCGCCCATTATATCAAGATGCTTTTTGGCGGCTTTTTGCATTTCTTCAACTTCACTCAGATCGAAAACCGTTGTGCTTGGAAGATCTGGTATTCTCTTGATTCTCATTTTTTCACCTTCTTGGCACGTTTTTTGACCTGGGATTTCGAATCATCCGGAAGCTCTTCAACGGGCACGAACCGAAGTCCGGAGTCTTTCGGGTATTCTACCGGGTCAATCTCCGGTTCATCTGCCACCATCCGAGACCTTGACGGGGTGGGTATCACGTCGCCGAATTCGACAGGATACAGTCTCTTGATATGACCCGCCTTGAGAATCGGAACCTTGTCATATACGGTGTCAATGTCCTCAATATGGCCGGCCTCGATATGGGGGGCCGCGACGGTGGGCGGTATCTCAATAACCCGCCCAACGCCCGGCCATCCTGGAATCTGTTTCAGGATTTTGACTCTCATTACACCCTCAGATCCACGGCCCCTTGATTCCTCGTGAGACACATATACGTCACGTTGATGACATTGAGCGCGTCGCTTGCCCCTATTCGAAGCGCAAGCGCCTTCTTGAACGTGAGCACCCCGGCGCTCAAATCCGCTTCCAATTTCATCGGATCGATCTGGAACATGACTTTTTGATTTTTACCGGCGGTGGTATCGATGGTATAAGAAGCCGCCATCTCGAAATTATCCCACGCGTGACCAAGTGACGTGTCGACATTGTACCAGATCGGCATGACCTCGGTGATCGCCTGGACGTTGGTTCCGGATACGTCATCCGCTTCCACGATGTCAAGGACCGTGTCCAGATCCCCTCCGTAAGTGAATTCCACACGAACCCACATATTCCGCAGGTTTAGCGCGTTCAGGTATATCAGCGTCTCCCCGCCTGCCTCTGCCACTCCGTTTTTTGCGCCGACATCCTCCATGAAATCCGGCGGGCTCCAATTAATTTGGCTCATATTTCCTCCTTATTTCCGTTCCCCCAACATGATGAACGGAGAAACATATTTTTCCAGGCCGGACTCGTCCGCAAAAACCTGAACTTTGTCTTTGTAGAGAGGCTGGATATCGATTTCCGTCGTCAGCTTCACGGCTGTCTGATCATTCCACCAATTGACCTCAACGGACGAACCGGTTCTCATTCCGCCCTTGTCGGTGATCAGCATCTGGTTCAGATCGAGATATGCGATATCCCCAACCCTTCCGATGGGTGAAATCTGTTCGATTGGTATGGCCGGACGACCTCCGAGGGCTGCTTCTCCGTCTGGCGTTGCCGCAGGCTTGAAGATTCTGGAAAGCTCGCCACCATCGCCTGTCGGGAAGTAAAGCCCATAAAGCTGGTCAAGAAGGAACTGATTGAAATACCATCGGGCATTACCCCAGCTTCTCGCTGGCATGTGCATCTGCATTTTGAGGATGTTTTCGTTTACAATCGTGTTGGCATCCTGGCCGGCTTCCGGGAGGATGTCAAGCCGGGCTTGCGCATTCATGACGCCCACGCCGGGCTCTTTCCCGCCAGACGCCTGCCAGATGTACCAATCAAGGTCCCACGCCCACGAATTCTTGAAAAGATCCATGACGATTGACTGAACCATCGGAACATCCCGCGCGAGTTCGTTCGACATATTGAACCCGGCACCGAGTTTGCGCGGCTGGATCTTGAACAGATTCGCAAAGTCCATTGCCTGCCTGACGACTTCTTGCAGCTCTTCCATGGGAACAAACCTGAGCCCGGCGTATCTGTCGCCGTCTTTTCTGGATTGCTCCCAGAAACCGTAGATTTCATGCATCCCAACTGCACCGCCCATACTCATTCTCCGACACTGGCTGGCAAGGGCTCCGTTGCTAAATCCGTGCGTCATCAGTTCGAATGAGCGCTCTGTTTCGAGGAAGATCCCGCCCTTGGAGACAACGGCCTCTTGTTGTGTCGGATAGTCGGCTGCTCGGGAATAAACGCTCTGGATGTGCATCCTCCGCGTTTCCATTTCGACCAGCCGTTTATGTGCGGCGATCCCTTCCCGCGTCCCCTCGTTGTGACGGGAATTCCACATATCCGCAATCTGTTGACCGACCGCGTTCCGGCCTTCGTAAACGGCCTTGTCGGATACTTGCATGCCTGATCCGGCGCTCCTGTATTCCGCCCCGCTTGTCTTGCCTTCCGCAGACCCGGAGTTGGCCTTTGCCTCGGCTTCGAACCGCTTCAATTTGAGGTGATCCTCATACGCCTTTCTTGATGTAACGCCTAGGTTGTTCAGCGTTTCGAACTCATCGAACAGCTTCGAGCGCCCGGCTTCCTGTTCAGCAGATCTGGCTTCGAGATCCACCGGAATTGTTTTCATATATTCCGCGTATTTCGTCTGGGCCTCTGAAATCCTGAGATTAATCTTGTCAAGTTGTTCTTTCACGATTGCCTCCTCATCATCATAAATTCTTGGTATTCGATACTGTTTTCCGTTATCAAAACCGGTTCAATTTTTCTTATCTTGCTCCTGACTCTTGCCGACCTCGCTTCGACTTCGGTCGCAGTGTACGCAGGCTTTGCCACCGGGCCAACATCGATAAGCTGCCGCGCTCCGCCGGAATTAAGTATGATTGTGTTGCTTTTTCTGTCGTATTCCTCGAAATCATAATCGACCAGCGCTTGAAAGGAGCAGCCCCGAACCTCCCCCCTGACAATTGGGCCGACGACAACATCACGAATCCTTTGAGAATCCGGAATCATTGCCTCGAATGGGAGCCCTCGGCTGTCCTGATCGATTTGCATCGTGCCCGCCGATCGTTCCCCGAGGATGTAATTTTCGTTGTGGTTCCAAAGCGCAAGAATTGGCTCATCGAGCGCGAGCGCCGGCCCGAAGAATCCTTGACGGATGACCTCCTTGACGCCGTTCAGGTTGTTGAACATCGCCCCGGTTTCGACATCGAAAAGCGCTGCGTATCCACGGATTACGTGCTCGTCATCGCCTTTTTTTTCAATTTTTAATTCGGATTCTGTGAACGGGGTAAACCGTTTCATTCCATCAATCATCTTCACCACCGCCCTGGGGTTCTACCGGGTCGCTCCCGAGTTCTTTCATTTGCATTTGCATGTAAGTATCTTGGCCCACCCCGTTTTCGAGAGGATTTTTTTGGTTGTCTTCCCTGATCTCATCAGGCTTGATGGCCCCGGCCTGCCACATGACTTTCGTTTTTTCCGCCCATGCTTTGGCGTCCATTTTTTCCAAGGCCGTGAAATCATACGCCGTGTGATACCCGGCGTCCCGTTGCGCATCGTTGAACAAGTAAGAGTTGAAAGCCTGAACGTCATTGGTCGCCCACGGTAAGAGACAGTTTTTGATATAATGCTGCCAGAATTCCACGCTGTTCGTGAACGTCGACCCCCACGATTTTCCGGTCAGCATCACGGGAACGCCCCAGAAACCGCATATGTTTTCGTATGCCTCGCGGTTTCTTTCTGCGAGCATGGCATAATCAAGCCGATATTCTGAATTTGTGATTTCGGCACCGCCAGGAACAACCCAAAGGCCGTGGCTGCTCTTCCACCCGGCAAACTCTTCTTTTGTTTTTTCGACTATATCAAGGCGCTTGATCGTGCCAGGGTCGTCGGTAAGTTTGGCGATGAACGCCGGGCTGTAGCCGTCTCCGAAAAAACCGTCTTGCCACTGGGCAAGCGATTTCGCAGCCCCGAGTTGCTGCCGCATCATTTGGTATGCCGGAAGGCCGATGATACCGTTGAGTGTCACCTGCCCCGGTATGGACAGAACGCGTGATCTAGGCAGAACGTCCTGACGGTATTCCGGAAAAGTTTTCGTGATTCGGTATGCGGTGTCTCCGGCCTCAGAAACGTCGTCGTATTCATTAAGTTGAGAGAGATTTCGGAGTTGGAATGGTTCGACATTGGGCGTCAGTGAAGGCCAGAGCGCGGTTGCCTCCCCGAGTCGGTTCCAGTCAATCACATCGTAAGTCCCGCCGTATGTCGCTCGATTCCATACGCGTGAGAGTTGCCACTGATAGGCGGTCATTTCCCGGTTGGCCTGACCGTTGAGCACCCGGTTTGTCGGATAATCATCGGCGATATCACGCCCGCCACCCCGGCCCGATGGGCGGGTTTTCCATACATTGCATGGGATTGCTGCCATTGACCGGCCAATCACGCTGATGCAGTTCACATTTGCTGATACTGCCAAGGCGTCGAACGCGTTCATGGCGACGCCGGCGCGGGTCATTGTCGATCCGCCTATGCCCGATGAGCCTATGGAGCGCCAGAAATCTGAGGGCTTGTCGATTGGGTAGGAATTGCGTTTGACCAGCTTTTTCCCGAATGTGCTCCTCATTTTGCGCCCTCCTCTTCTGGCTCATCGTCATACCCGGTTTTTATCAGGAGACGTTTTTCGAGTTGCAGAGCGATGAGCGCGAAGAAGAAGCAAGCCCCGGCGGTGTAGCATGCCGGGGCGGTTCCTAATTGTAGGTACGAACCAGCGGTCATGAGGAAAGTCATGAGGAGAAAAAAGAGCAACGTGATTCTTGCTTCGGTCATTTTTGCCTTTTGAAACACGTAAAAGTGTGCGCCGGAAAGCGCCATGAACCGTGCGATGCGTCCTGCTTTGCCGGCGACTTAATATCGCATCAATTGCATACTTTCTACCCAGTGTCAAGCGAAAAGTATCCAGTGGTGGATAGAAAGTATCCATGCAGTTGAAATTGTTCCCGAAAATTTATTTTCGAATTATTTCAACGAATGCAAACAAAACGCTTGACATTGAAAAAACACTGTGATAGTGTATTAGACATTGAGCGGGAGTTAACCAAAACACAAGGGGGAACGGGCATGACAAGAATCAGCGACGAAATGAGAGAAGAAATCAGGCAAGAAATAGCCGAAAACATAAAACTATATTCTGAGGCTGGAGACACGAAAGGCGTGAGCCGATTCGAAAGACAACTGGTCGTCATCGGCAATATCGAAAAATACGACACCGACGAATTGCGAAAATATTTTCCGAGGATTGATTATAATGACTACGAAGAATGGTCGATAATCATCAGGGGGATAGCTGGTGGATGGTATTTAGCGGGATGCGGTCGGAGAGACCTGCCCATCGAATTTATCAACTAGGAAAGGAAAAGACATGATCGAAATAAACGGAAAGATGGTAACGGTAACAGATGAAGACATCAGAGAAGCGTCTATCAGAAACGAAACGATTCAAGAATACCTGGAAATGGAAGCGGCTTATCAGGCAATCATTGACGAACTGGATTGAAAATGGAAATAAAATATGGAATAGTCGGGAGCCGATCAAGAACAGACAAGGAAGTTGTAACGGCCTTCGTTCGGTCGCTCCCGGCCGGATCAATCGTAATCTCCGGAGGATGCCACGGCGTTGACACATGGGCGGAAAAAGCCGCACAAAGCGTCGGTATCGAAACAAGAATCTTTTTGCCGGATAAGGCCGGATGTGGCCACCGTTGGGAATTTACAAAGGCATTCCACGCCAGAAACCAACTGATCGCCGAGGAATGCGACATCCTTGTGGCCTTCGTCTCCAAAGATCGAAAGGGTGGCACCGAGGACACAGTCAAGAGGGCCGATAAACTTGGGAGGGAAATATGGATAAAATAGACATGTCAGGATTCGGCCTTGATTTCGATTTCCAGACCGTCGAAAACCCGTTTCAGGGCCATTTTGACGGAAAACAGCGCGAAGAGACGAAAATCAGGTCGTTCCTGTCTGTTTCGTGCGCCGACTCTGGAATCGGGCGGGCCATGGCTTTGAAAAACTATTGGATATGGAGGGATGGGAATGGCTGAAACCCTAGATAAAATACTATCAGATGAATGGAAAAGCGGCCCGTTTCGGGCTTGGCTGGTGGCCGCAAGGGGAATTTTCGGTGGCTTGGCTGTGTTGTCATCAGGATATAGAGCCGCGCAATTGTGGAGCCATGGCGTTGCACCACCTGACGCGATGTCTACGAGTGCGGAATGGGACGAAACGAGGTCGATGAAATGATCTCCGTAACCTCCCGTCAATACATGACAGTAGGTCAGGCAAATGAAATTAACGCAATAATAAACACAGTGAAAGGATAATAAAATGACTGAAATCATGAAAATTGAAACAATCACAGACGCTGAAATATTTGTACAAAATTCTGGTGTCCATGATTGGGATTGGGGAGAATACGCAAGCTCTGATGGATTCGCCGTATGGATTTTCGCGAATTGCTCGGAAATAGACCGGGACGAATACCAGGAAGAGCTCAACAGATACCTTGTCAGCGTTGACCGATGCCAGGGGGAAATTGACCTGACTTCACAATTCGGCAATAAACTGTGAAAGGTCCTGAATATTTATTAGACATTGAGCTGGAGTTAACCAAAGCAAAGGCCCGGTCCGCCTGGCAAGAAAGGAATACGAACATGAAGAAAATTCAATTTGACACGGTCAACGGCATCCAAGAAGTAGCAGACTTTGACGCAGACGCAATAATAATGTACCGCCTCAAAATGTTCGACATCGAAGGCGTGGAAGACGGATTGTATGGTGCTGAAATTGACGAAGATTTATTTGAGCAATTGGAAACTGAATACGGAATATCGAAAATGCCGGAAGGCAAAACACTGTGAACGAAAGATTATTCGAATTCGTATCAGGCTATTGTGTCGCATCGATTGGGGCGCTTTTGGGGTTCATATTTTTCTGGAAATCCGGGGTTTCCGGCGTAATCGTGCCATACGCCGTTGTGTTTTCAGTCATTTTCGGTGGAGCGCTTAGGCTCGGCTTTTTGAAAATCTGGGGTGAATTTAAAAGCACAATGAAAGGACAGCAATCATGAAAAGAATCTCACTGTTGAACACAAGTATAATGACCGTAAGAGACGCATGTTACAAGTATAAATCTGCAACCATCGCCGATTGCCGCCAACTCATGGCGACCGCCATGGCAGAAGGAACGGAAATCATTTCGGCCATCGGTCACGAATCGACAGCGGAAATCATGACCGGGTTGCTGAATTACCCGGTCAAGGTCAACCGGATTCAATATCAACAGGCGGAGGAAGATATCGCCATCGTATTCAAGATGAATGGCCGGCCACTGGAGGGGAAAATATTGACATCGGTAGAAACCGAAGAAATCGGGTACAGTTTTGGAATCATACGCCGTATTGATTTCGTTGAAAAAATGGGGGTGAAGATATGAAATTCATCGAGCGGTTGTTTTGCGATCACGATTTTGAAAAAACCGGCTTCGAATTCCCGAACAGCCTTTCACAAGCATCTTTGGCCGGAAAGTCTGAATTTGAATGCGAGAAATGCGGGAAAGTAATAGGGAAAGACCGTTATGTCCCAAAAAATGGAGAAATAAAATGAGATGCGAATGCGGAAAAAAAATAGGCGGGCAGACATCGGACGGACACCATACGTTCGATGAACTTTACGATCACCGTCAAACACTTTTTTGCGCGCTTATGAGGGCGCACCCAGGAAAATCATGGAAATCAAGGCTGCATGACGACGGCACGATGTTTGAAGGCGATTGGTTTATTGCCGGAATCGAAACGCCGATGGGTCCGGCGACATATCATCTCGAAGGGCGTTTCTGGGATTCCGCAAAAGTCCTACCATTGCCGAACGCTCCGGCATGGGACGGTCACACACCAGAAGACGTGCTCGAAAGGCTGGCGAGTTTATGAGATCGGCAAGATCGGCAAAACTAAAAAAAATGGCAAGCGGAGCAGGGTTTAACCTCGAAAAATGCACGCCGATAAATTACGATATTGGGAAATGGGTGATTTGGAACGCAAGCCCGAGCGGGCCGCTGTATTTCGACGTGCTCGCGGATGTCGAAGCATGGCTTGTTGGGAAAGGGGCCACGATCAAGGATGGGAGAGGGCCTGGGAAAAGGAAGCGTGGGAAGGCCAAAAAATATATTTGGTTCTATTCAGACATGCTGAATACGATCAACGAATACGCCGGTGTTGAGGGCCTGAACTTCTCGGAATCCGTTCGGAATCTTGTCGGGTTGGGGATTAAGGCTTGGAAATGACGAAAAAAGCGAACCCAAAAACAAAGGCACGCCTGAGCATCCTTGGCGAGATGCTTGCATTCCCTACAATCAGCCAAAAAGATTGGACTAGCGGCGGGGCAATTGTCGGAGATCTCGTATCGTTGCAGTCAGCGCCGCCGTCAAAGTGGTATGTGTCCTGGCTTATTGAGACAAGATGCGTGCATGATCGAGAATACTTGCTGGAGAGCATAGACGACGGGTCGCTATGCTGGTGGTCTAATGTGAGCCTGAACCATTACAACCGTGAGCGCGTTGGCAATAACCCGACGTGGAGATGGGAGGACAGGCAATTCGATTTCTGGAAGCGTTGGCGAAAAGCTGCGTCAACGGACAGCTGGCTTTTGAGACCGTCGCTTCCAGAATTTTCAGGATTTAAGGTCACGCTTTCGGTTAGAAAAACTTTTGAATCTGGCGTTTTGTTCGGAAAAGAGTTCCTTGACTGGCGGAAGCTGAAGATTTCGGATATGATAGATTACTATAACGGATGCCTGAAAAATGAATTGATGAAAAAAGGCCTATAAATCAGGCTCGCGCAACCCAAAATAACAAAGCCAGCCCAAGAGAACGGCTACAGCCGGGTCGATCCTCTGGGCTGTCTTTTCTTTCACCGGCCTGATCTCGCCGTCAGAGCTGTTTTTCATTGTCAAATTGTGGAACGCCCACGCAAGGAACGGGTTGCCGCCGTGGTTGATTTTCTCGTCGATGACTTGCTTCATGAAATGGTCACAGGCTTCGTTATATGTTCCGAACCGGCCAGTGAGTGGCGTCAACTGCGGCTTGTATCCGTGATATGTCAAATCGGTGACGACGCGCTTGGCAAGATTTGGGTCATATCCGATGGCCGCGATGTTGAACCGTATTTTCCCGGCTGCGTTCTTCATTGCTCCGATGGCCACGATGTCATCAATGAGCGCCTTGTCATCAGATACGCGACCTGGGACAATCGTCAAGTGCCCGGCATCCGCCCATTCTAGATACCGGGCCGCGTCCCTTCTGACAGGAATTTTGTTGCCGTCTTCGTCAAGAGACTCCATAAGATCGGCATGTATCGCGACACGCTCCGATGGCAGGTATGATTTGACAAGGATTTTCACTTTCTCGCCCGGGTCTTTCGGATGGAATATGAAAGCGGCGGATGTCGTGTCCTCCACTGCGGCGATGTCAATCCCCACACTGACATCGTACCCGTCCATTTCGTCAAGATTGATGGGCTTGTCGATGTCGCCGCATACGGCCCACAGGTGCTGAGGCATCCATTGAAAAATTGCTGAAATGTCACAATTGCAACCAAACCGGAGGAAGTTGGGCCACGCCGTTGGCATCTTGGACTTGAAAGCGACTTCGGCCTCTTCCATGATAACGGATAGCGGAAAAACCTCATCGTGACCGGGGTTGAAACTTGCGACAACCTCCGCGGACGGGAAGATTTTTGCACGCAGGCTTTTTTCCTGTTCGGGACCTGGGCCGTAAAAAATAGCCAGAAAGCGCTTGTTCGTTGGGTTTGCGATTTCCTCAATGGTTGCAGCGCGCCTAGCCTGATATAGAGAGCCCTCTTGAAAGACGTTTCCAGTCGTGGCAGTGACAATCATCTGGTGTCTTCGCGCGCGTCCTGTCCCGGCTGTGTACGTGCTCCACAGGTCCCACCCTTTTTGCCCCTTCCATTCTGATATTTCATCCATAAGTACGGCGCTCCAGCTTCCGCCCTGCTGGCCTTGTGCAATCCCGGTTCTCTTATGGATGCTGGCAAGATGCCGCCCGTCTTTTCGATATTCAATGCGATTCGGGTTCGCATAAAACGGAGTGAATCTCTCTTTTAACCCTGGGTGATTTTCGACAGAATAGAGCAGCGGCCTGTAAATATTATTGGCCTGCTCCGATGAATTCGCGACAATGGCGATTTCGGCGCCTGGCTCATCGTCCCATCCTGCGAAATATAGCGCGAGCCTATGCATCCACGGAGATTTGGCGTTTTTTTTCGGGATGATGATTGAAACGTCGCGGATTGTCCGGAGCCCGTCAGGGTCGCGTAGGCCGAACATGCGCCACTCTACATCCCACTGCCACGACGGGAGCGTGTACGGTTGCCCGTCCTTGACTCCGGCCTTGATGATGCAAGTGTCCTGTGCCGTGCGGATGGCCTTGATGGCAGCGTACGGGTCGTCAATCTTAGGTAGATTGTTGATATCGATTTTCGGTGGTATCCACAGGTCTTCGATGGGCGCGCCCGGCCTGCGGAATTCTCTAATTAGTGCTTTTGAGAGCTTCATTCAGTCAGCAGCCATACCCCGCCCGATCGAAAATGGCTTGCCCCTGGCGCCCGTCGCCCTCTTCGTCAAAATGCTTCTTGATCTGTTTGAGAGTTGCCCCGCCCCTTTGCCTCTGTTTGATTTCCAGAATGCGAGGGATTATCTCATGTTGGTGGTACGTGTTCGAAAACTTCCTTACTCCTGCCGGTGCGGGGAGCAACCCTTTTTCCTGTAATGTCCTCAGATATCGCCCCGGATTATTGCCTAAATCAATATGATGATCGTTCAAAAGCACGTCTATAGCCTCTTTCTTGGTGTACGTCATCTTCGCCTTTGGCATTGCACGGGTATCGACAGCCATATCCCACCCTATCGAAAACGATGTCCATGAAAGCTCTTTGTCCCGATCAGACATCTCTGATTGATCGGTTATCTTTTCAAAAAACTTTTTCTTTGTCTCTTCGTAATTCATAGTTTCGTAATCCCCCTGATAGCGCCAACGCAAGGATCAAACATGGCGTTTTTCTTGACTTTCGGGATCGCCTTCAACACCTTGGCCGCGCATTTTTCACAGAGAAACGTGTAATTCGGCGGATTCATGGTGTGATCATAAATCCCGACCCACCCGGTTCTGTTAGTCAACATCGTTTCCTGACAGTGATGACAGTTTTTCTTGTATCTGTTGCTTGTCCATGATGTTTTCATGCTGCCTCCAACTTGATGGCGAAAACTTCCACCGGGTCGGGCCCGAAATGGGGATGGGTGATCGTTTTGATCTTGCATCCGTTCCACTGGAAATATAACCTCTTTTCAACGTCTTCCCTTTTTGGGTATCCATGACAAACGCAAATTCCTCTTCCGTTTTTTTACCGGACCTTATCACATCGAAATACACCTTAGCAACATTCAGTGTCAGGATTTTCATTTTTTCCATCCAGCCCTTCCGGCCATCGTCCTGAGAATAATATCTTTCAGCTCAGGGAATGGCACGTTTTCAACGAGTCTTGTCAACATCCTGTGCTTGCGAGAGCCAGACATGCCACGCGCAAGGCGTTTTCCTTGTAAAATCCTGTAGGCTTCACCCATCCAGAGCAGCCGGACGAATTCCGCAGGGTCGACACCGTCGTTTTTCATTTGGCCGCGCACCTGCGTCAGGCCGGAAATTATCCCGGTGGTGGCCACAATTACCCCCCATGACGCCGGGATCAAGGGCTTTATTTTACGGAGATGCTTTTCTGTGATGACAACAGAGCAATAATCGAAAATTTTCGAATACGCTTCAACCTGCCTGGGAATCCGCTTGAGGCTGTCACAATCGGACTTGATCTCGTATCCGCACGTCAGCCCGGCGCTGGAGACAACCGCTACATCAACTATACAATGGCCTTCCATGATTCCGAGTTCCTCATATACCGTGTAGGAATTTCCGATGCTAGCGAGTAATAATTTTCTTATTTCTGGGCCTTTCATTTTTTATGCTGCCCTTCTCCGAAAAATGTTTTCGCCAACATGAAGTCTTGCGCCGTCCACTTTTTCCCGAAATCGCCTTGCGGTAAAATAGATTCAATCTCCGAAAGGTTCGGGTTTTTCATTAGCAATTCTCCATTTTCCCACACCTCCCACCGGTCCCCGGTTATCATTTTAAAAAATCTGGTTCCGCCGCGTTTTCTTGATTCGAATTCGCAGCTACCAATCCCGAACGATTCGTCAACTGTTTTAAATTCCAGTCCGTACATGAACCCCCGCTATAGTATCGCAAAAATTAACAGCGCCGCCAAGAACGCCAAAAATGTGACCGCAAACATTAAAATCTCTTTCGGGATGTTCCGCCTCTCCTTCGGCGTTATCACTATCTTGGTCACGAATCCGTTTTGCGTCCTTACGAGTTGGCCTCTGAATCTTCTTTCAATCATAGCTTCACCTCCGTCAGCTTTTTGATGTCCTCAATATTGGTTTCGAACAGCATTTTGAAATAGTCGCCGTCGCCTATAATCGAAAGCAGAAGGCGCATGTCAATGACGTTCCTTGTCGTTATCTTTTCAGAGTTCAGCATTCTAGCCGTTCGCGTGACGACGATTCCGTGTCCTTCAAGTTCTATCGTTGTTTCGATCTTGCCTATTATCATGATTCCTCCGTTTTGAGAATATTCTCATGGGTACCTGGCCATGCTGAGATTTCATCGCATATTTGGTACTCCATGGGGGTTCCTTTCTGTTTGGGTTGACTTTATTTCGAGTTCCAGCCATTCTTCATGGCAAGGATTGTCCAGCGGTTTTCGTGCAAGTCGGATATTTTCACATAACCCTCAAATACTGTCTCTTGATTTTGAGACACGAAAATACGCACATCTCCGTCGTCTATATCATCTTCGTCAGCACTGGCTATCGCAAAAAATTCTCCGTCAAGAAATGTTTCAATTTTAATCGATGATGCTTTCTCAGAAAGTTTTTTTTCTATTTCTTCGAATAATTTCATGCAGTCCCTTCCGGTTAAAGTTTTTTCCGCTCAATGAATAATACACTATCACACTGTTTTTCCAGTGTCAAGCGTTTTGTTTGCATTAATTTCAATCGTTGAAACAATTGAACGCCGGCGCTACATACGGTTGAATGTCCAATTTTTTCCTTGCCGCAGGGTTCAGCCCGAAAGCGGTGGAATACGCCAGATACGCGGATCTGGCCGCGACCAGCATTGAGCATACCGGGTTTTTGCGCCCTTCGATTAGCTGCCCCTCTTCTTTGATGCACTTTTCAGACCGAAGCCAGTCAGACCACGCCATGCATAGGCCTTCCAATGTCCCGATGTCCTGTGACGTGAGTCTTGCCTCGGATATAAGAACCTCGCCAGCCCTGAACCATTCGGCGGTTGCGGCCTCGTCCTCATCGAACCGGTCCGGGGGATTTGGTAGCTCTGACAAGGGCTTGCCTGCCGGGCCTGACGGTTTTGGCTTTGTGGCTGAGGTCGCCACGCCTTTGGTTTGATATTGGTTGGAACCTCCGCCTTGTCTTCTTTTGCCTTTTCCTTTCACAATATATCCTTTGCGTGTCTGTGCTCCTTTTTTTGATGTTCGCACATTTCATCGCCCCATTCGACATCCTGCCCGCATATAGAACAGAGAGCCATCATGGTCATTGACGACCCGACCATACAACAGCCGTCTGCGTCTCCGTTCATGTCTTCCGGGTTCTTGTCTCCTGTGTGCTCTACGAGTTTTCCGCATGCTTGGCAGTGCCAATCTACTGGGAATAATTCGGGAACCGGTTCGGTAATCACGGCCATTAAGATCGGATCTCCATTTGTCGGGCACTCGATATCGTCGTGATCTAGTCCGCATCTTGCGCATTTTTTAATGTCTGAATTTTTCATAATATGCCCTCAATCATTCAGCTTGCCGGCGTCAAATTCACCGAAGACGATCTTTGCTTTTTCGTGTTGGCATTTCCCGCCCAAGAAATACGCCCGCCATATGTCAGGGGTTTCTACTCCGTCCCCATTCAGAGTGAACAATATATCAGGATGAAAGGTTGACAGCTTTTTCATATCCTCTTTCCACTCGTACCACGTCCCTTCCCATGACCCGTTTTCGATCATATCCATGATGTCGTCAACGAAATCGAACCCATCCGGGTATTCGTCCGCCAGGTCGCCGTTGAAATCTATTTTGTAGTTTGTGTCGTATCCCATGTGTTAATTCCTCCCTTTAAATCCAAAAGTTCCATGTCTTGACGCTCGATGAGCCTTTCGAGTTCTTCGACATGCCAACCCTTGATAATAGCGGCTTCGCGGTCCGTTGCGAACGCCTGATATACTTGGATCTACGCCAACCCGCGCCAACCCTTGATAATAGCGGCTTCGCAAATCATATGCGAAGCATTGATACTGTAGGGCTTGCGGCGATCTCTGTAAACCCTTTGTTACCAAGGGCTCGCGGTGATCCATGCGAAGCCTTGATACTGTAGGGCTTGCTCTAAAAAAAATCATAATTTTGCTCTTTCCATAAAAACGAGATGTCACGCGAGCCCATTGTTATCAAGGGTTTGCGTCTCGATCTCCGTAAGCCCTACAGCATCAACGGTTTACAGCAATTTTCGACCTCTGTGAATCCTTGGTAACCGGCCCTTTGAAAAAATTTGAAAAAATATAGCTAACTGCCCGTTGAGT